GATTGCAACTACTTGTATAAAGATAACGATATTTTTAATTTTTGTTTTATTCTTCCGTAAACAACTTATTAACAAAAAACAGAAAGTGTTGATTTTCGTTATCATAGTATGATAAAGGAATATAAACTGTCTATACCTCAAACATTGGCAGGAATAAGCCTTAGACAGTATCAGAAGTATCTAAAGATACTAGATAAGTGGGATAAGGAAGATGAGGTATATATAAAGACAAAGATGCTGCAGATATTCTGTGGATTAGAGATTGAAGATACATTTAAGATTCCCTTAAACAACTTTGATTTTGCTATTGATGTAATAAATAAGTGTTTTAAGGAAGAGACACCTTTAGTACCTAGATTTAGTATGTCAGCCACAGATGAGTATGGAGAAGAGACGGTTGTTGAGTTTGGTTTTATACCAAAGCTAGACGAGATGACATTTGGTGAGTTTATTGATTTGGATAAATATATCTCAGATTGGGATAAAATGCACAAAGCAATGGCTGTATTGTTTAGACCAGTCATCTTTAAGAAGAATGAGTTCTATAGGGTAATGGATTATGAAGGCAGTCATAAATATTCTGATGTAATGTTAGATATGCCAGTTAATGTAGCGATAGGTGCTATGGTTTTTTTTTATCGTTTAGGGAGCAAATTACCAAGCTATACGCTGGATTATTTACAGCAGCAGTTGAAGGGGAAGGAACTTCCACCTCAGCTCAAGCAAACTTTGGAAAAAAATGGGGTTGGTATCAATCAATATTTACAATCGCTAAAGAAGATGCAGCAAAGATTGACCAAGCTACAAAACTACCAGTACACACCTGTCTAATGTACTTAGAATATATAAAGGATAAAACAAGAATAGAGAATGCTTTAATAAAGAAGGCACATAGAAAATAAATATGACACAAGTATACGACTTACTAGACAAGATTAAGGATGAGTTAAGAGCTAACAATCATGTAAACACAGTTAGCTTTGGAGATATTACTGAAGTCAACTTAGACAAAACAGATATTTTTCCTATTACTCACCTAAACATCTCTAATGCAGTTATAGATTCACAATCTATTACATTTACATTGCAGATATTATGTGCAGACATAATAGATTACAATAAAGAGCAATATTCAAAAGATGTATTTTATGGAAACAATAACCTACAGGATGTACTAAACACACAATTACAGGTAATGAATTTAATATTCTCTAAACTAAAAAGAGGTAATCTAAGAGCTGATAAGCTGCAGGTAGATGACACAATGAGTTGTCAGCCATTTAAAGAGAGATTTGAGAATGAGTTAGCTGGTTGGGAAGCAGAAGTAGATATTGTTATGATTAATGATATAAGTATCTGCTGATGAATCGTGAGCAATTAATTGAGAGAGCATTAGAAAGATTAGGCTCTGAAGCTGTAGAAAGGCTTAGAGCTAATTTAAGTAAGCCACAAAATGGCAAGACATTAAGAGCCTCTAACAAATTGCATGACACCATGTACTATAAGATAGTAGGCACAAATATAGAAATATTTATGGCTGACTATGCAATGACTGTAGACGAGGGAAGGAGAAAGTTTGCTAGAGTTCCTAAAGGATTTGCTAAAGACATACTTCAATGGATGTCTATAAGAGGCATAAATCCACAAAACGGTAAAACAAGGATGGAATCAGCAAAAGCTATTGCTCAAAGTATTTATGAACAAGGTACTATAAAAAGATTTGGTTATTCTGGAAGTAACTTTATAGACAGAGCAGTAAATAATGTATTAAACGAATTTGATGACGACTTACTATCAGCTTGGGTGAGTGGTTTAGACGAAGAATTAAATAAAATAAAAACAAATGGCTAAAATAAACGCAAGAAGCCCATACTTTATCAATGTATCAGCTACAGGGCTGACAAGTGCAAAACTAGAATTAATTATTTATCATGGAGCTGCAAATACTTCATTTGGTACTCCTACTTACATACTAAGTTCTACAGCAGTAGATGCAAAGGTTAATTTTGAGATAAGTAGTTTAATAAAAGACTACATTAATGCAAAATTTAACGGTAATTATCCAAACACAGGAGCAACAGAAGCAGAAGCAACAACAATATTTGCAGATTATAGGATTACACAAGCAACAGCGAGTGGTTCTACAGTAGGAAGTCCTGTTTATGGAGTTAGAGCTTATGATGGATTTGGATATTTCGAGGACGGAGCTAATCCACAATTTGAACAAGGGTACTTACAATCAAACACAACTATATTAAAGCCAGATGATGCTCCTTTAAGAATACCCATAGACCCTACAAACACAACAAGCGTATCTTTCTTTAGTAACGGAGAAGAAATACATACATTTAGTCCATCAGGAACATATACGATACAAAATCAAATACTTTATATAAGCAACGAGTCTGCAGGCGTAGACAGTTATGAGGACAGAGTATTATTGGATGGAGGTACTTTTGAAGACTCTAGTTGTCTTGATTCTTTTTTAAGTCAAATAGGAGTTTATCCTGCAGATACAGTTTATGTTAGTGGTACAGAAGGCGTTAATGTTATAAGCGTACAAAATATAGAGGAGTGTAAGTTTAATCCTTACAAACTTACTTTTATAAACAAATTTGGTGCATATCAAGATTTATGGATGTTTAAGCGTAGCGACTTGTCTATTTCTAAGACACAAGAAGAGTTCAGGTCTAATATTATAAGCAATGGTTCTTATAATACTTACGAGCATCAGTATAAGACCTTTAATGTAAACGCAAAAGAGTCTTTAACACTAAATACAGGTTTTTATCCTGAAGAATATAACGAAGTGTTTAAACAAATGATGCTAAGCGAAAGAATCTGGATAGAATACGACAATAAAACACTACCTGTAAAAGCTACATCTAATGATTTCTCATTTAGAACAAGATTAAACGACAAATTAATCAACTACACAATACAGATAGAGTTTGCATACGATAAAATCAATACGGTTAGATAATGCGTAGAGAAGTAGAGCTATATATAAATACAGCAGGTTATGGAGAAGCTATAACTTATCAAAGATTAGACTTATTTGAAGAACAATCTATCAACATAACCAACTCCTTACAAGATATAAAAGATATTGCAAAGGTATTTACTGATTATACTCAGCAATTTAGTATTCCAGCTAGTAAACCGAATAGTAAAGTGTTTAAGCATTACTACAATTTTGATATAGATGGAGGATATGATGCTAGAGTAAAAAGAGAAGCTATAATTAAGATAAATGGTCAAGACTATAGAGAAGGATTTATAAGTTTAAGTAGTGTAAGCATGAAAAAGCAACTTCCTTATGCTTATAAAGTTATTTTCTATGGCAAAACAGTAAACCTAAAGAGATTATTTGGTGATGATGAGTTAGACGACTTAGCTAACTACCCAAATGCTTATCTAGCGCAGTTTAATCAAGATTATAGTGCTGCAAATGCAAAAACAGGATTTACAAAAGGATATAATTTATCAAGTGGCAATTTAGTAAATAATACAGGTTCTACAGCAGGTGATTTATGCTATCCTTTCATTAGTGGTAAATCTCATTATTATTATGATTCTGGTAGTAATGCACCAAACTTAAATGAAGACGTAGAGTCAAGAAACGTAGAAAATCATTCTAGTTCAGGTGGACAGCAGAATGGCTTAAATTTAATAGATTTAAAACCAGCTATACGTTTATATCACATAATTTTAGGGATAGAAGACAAATACGGTCTTACTTTTACTAAAAATGGCACAAATGACTTTTTTAGCACCTCTAACAATCAATTTTATCAATTATATCTATGGTTACATAGAGAAAAAGGAGATTTGTCAAGTCAAATAGCAGAAAGTGTGTTTCCTATAAACTTAAATCAATACACTTTTACAAATACTACGCCTACAGGTCAACCAGACCCTAGAAGCAACAGTAATCAAGATTTGGTTACATCTTTAACAGACCAAATAGTTGAAACTGTAGAAGTCTATTATAATTATACTATTAAAGTAACCCCTTCAGGAACAGGCTTGTATTCTTTAGAAATGTTAGACTCTCAAACAGGTAATTTAATTACACCTACATCTAACGCTACTGATTTATCAGGAAATAACGTACAAGTAACAAGAACCTTTGTGATAAGAAAAGAGAGTACTGATTTTGGTACACAGACATTTACACCTGTATTTAAAGTAAAAACACAAGCAGGAATAATTTCTTTCAAGGTAGATTCCTTAGCAATAACAAAAACAGTTAGAGAGGTTGACTTGGGTTCTGGTAGTGCTAGTGAGGTTGGGTATGATGCAAACTATACTTTTAATAGTGGAGGTCCTAACACTATAACTACAGGGTTAGATGTAGTAGATAATATGCCTAAAATGAGAGTTATAGACTTCTTAACATCTATATTTAAGATGTTTAACTTAACAGCATTTTATGATGATAGAAGGATATTAGCAAACGGAACGACAAATGCTGATTTTGGTAAAATAAAAGTAATGACTGTAGATGCCTTTTATTCTGAAGGAGTTAGTTATCCTATAGATAAATATTTATATACAGATAAACACACAGTTAGTAAAGCAAATATATATTCAGAAATAGACTTTCTTTATCAAGACCCTTCTACATTTGCTATTATAAACAGTAATGAAATAACAAATGATGAGTTTGGGAATGAGAAGTTAACAAACAGAAGTGCTGACATAAACAACCCTTTGGCATTTGATGGAGGTAAATATGATGTAAGGTTGGGTTTTGAACACATTATGTTTGAAAAAATGAGCGACCAAACCAACGCAACAGCTAACATAACAATTCAATGGGGTTGGATGGTTAATAAAGATGAGTTTCCAGTATTAGGCAAACCTCTGGTTTTTTATTGTCATAAGCACAGCTCAACAAACTTTTATTTGCAAGATGGTACAGACATAGATGAATACATAAGACCAGCAAATACTTTAACAGTAACAGCAGGAAGCAATCTACAAACTATACATTTTGGTGAAGAATCAGACGAATATTTTGCGCAAGTTAATTCTGAGAGTTTATTTAAGAATTATTATTCTAACTATATAGTTCCTATATACAACGAAAAGTCAAGATTAAGTAAGTTTCAGGCTATTCTGCCTATAGATATAGTTATTAAGATGAAATTAAACGACAGGTTTGTTTTATCAGGCAAAAGCTATAAGATTAACTCAATAAAGATGAATATTAATACAGGAAAAGCAGATTTAGAATTAATAAACGAAGTATAATGATAAGGGATATAATAGATTTATTAGGAGCAGCAGATTGGCATATAGATGACGAGGATATAAAGATAGCCAAAGGTAAATATTTAGCTCCTACTAATTGGAAAGAATTTAAAAACGCAATAAAACGAAATAAGTAATGGCAACTAATTCATCAGTAAAGAAAATAATAACTATTGAAGTTCAAGGTAATCAGGCTAAAGCATCTATTGATGGGGTTACTATGAGTACTAAACAGCTTAATCAAGAGCTTGAAAGGCTTTCTAGGGTTGGAGGTAAAACGCCTGCAGGAGGAGGCGCAACTGGAGCTTCTGGTGGTGCAACTGCAACAGTATTAGAACTTGGTCGTACTATATCTGACTCGAATTACGGTATTAGAGGTATGGCGAACAACCTTTCTCAATTAGCTTCTAACTTAGTATTTACTACTAGAGCAGCAGGAGGTTTAGCTGCAGGTTTTAAAGATATATGGGCTGCTATGATG